TCGCTTTTCTTTTTAGCTTCCTCAATCTTTGCTTTAACATTATCGCTATTTAGAACGGCTTTTTCTAAAAATTTGGGTATTTTCATAGTTTTTTTTAAGAAAAATTGATTTCTTTATAAAATATACCTTTTTTTGGAAAGAAAAGCAATTATTTGCCTACTACTTTAAAACCATAACCAGGTGTGCCCTTTCCACATTGATAACAGACGCCTGCTACTGCATCAGCGACATCCTTACTTCCTTGTCGTGGATGGTCAATCTTCATTCCTTTGATTTCTTCCAATTGTTGTAGTTCGGTAATTAGAGGTTTGTAATAATAATAATCTAATCGTTTATCTAAAACAGCCGCTTTGAGTGTGTAGTATGATTCAGGATTACGATCTACTGAAAAGAAGTCGGCATTAAATCCAGCAGATTTTAATGTTTGAACAGAATCAACTGATTGCCAACCATCAAAAGTAATAAGATGAATATTGTACCCGATATCTTTTAGTTTATAAATTATTTGCCTAACATCTTCAAATTGGATTTCATCTTTGGGCCCCGCTTTTATTTGCATCATTAAATCGATAAATATTTTAGGGCGTTTTTCTATTTCGCCTTTAATACTTTTGACATCTTTCCATCCGTTAAATTTACCCATCGCAAAACCAGCACAGTCTCCTTTACCTTCTCTGTTAAGTCCTAAATCGATATGGATAAATCTTTTATCAGTATCGAAATTTTCACTACCCTTATGGTTATAAAACCATTCTGAAAATTCTCCTGTTTTGAGACTTATTGGATGTTTCCGATTGTAATTAGCGTTACTGTTCAGTACTTCTGGATTGTTAAAGAATCCTTGAATAGCCATGGATGGTTGAGCGCCATAATCTCTCATTGCTCTTTCTGGGTTTTGTTGGAACTCGTTTTCATATTCGACTGGTACCATTATCCCCTTTCCTTTTTTAGATAAATATTTACTTAAATCAAATTTTTCACCACTAAACATTTCTGCGGGCATGGCTTCCCACAAAGGAGTTCTTCTTCTTAATACTCTAGGATTGTCTTTTTCTTCTTCGAACTTTGTTTCAGCAAAGTCATAAACATACCGTGGAGAAGTAATAATAAACATTTTTCCTTTACTAAAGAAACGGGATCGAATACGTTTTTTAATTTGGTTATACGATTCTTCGGCATAGTCCCTATCTTTGGTTAATGTATGAAAAGATGCTTCATCGATAACTGAACCGAAAATGTTATATCCCAATGGTGATTCTTCGTTAGATCCTAATGGCAATATGAAAATGTTTTTAGGCATTCGTATCTTTGATTTAATGCGTGGATCAGATGGGTAAAAGTTTTGAAACCATTGATTGTTGTCTATTCTATTTTTAATTTCACCAAAAACAATGTCTTTAGCTTGACTGAACGATTTAGAAATATTGACGAAAGCAATTTTAGTACCCTTAGCAAACTTAAAATACTTTTGAGGGTTTCTTAAACATAAAAGGCGATGAAGGATATAAACAATCGCCATTGAAGAAACATAAGATTTACCAGAACCAATCCCCGCAATATATAAAACTTCTTCATATTTTCCCAAGTTTTCAAATTCTTCCCAGTTACTAGAACTGTCAAATATATCTATAAGTAATTGTTTATTATGTGGTCTCGGCCCGTCTTGTTTAGTAACGAATTTAGGATTCTCTAGGAACTCCTTCATCGTTGCTGGTTTGTGTTGGTACTTTGGATGTTTCGTTAAAAACTCCAGCGTTTCCAGCTCCTCCAGGTTTGCGCTGTTCACGAATTTTGTGAATTGCGGCGAGAATAGTAGATTTGTCATCTTTGCTTAATTTATGTATTTCTGCAGAAAATTGTGCTATTTTGGCTTCTGCATTTAGATTAACATTTAAATTTTCAGGAGATTTAATCCCCTCCATATCCATTATTTTACCTAAAATTGATAAAGATGTGTTCATGAATGTGGCTCTAGTTGCACCTTTAGCTTTTAAATATTCTTGTATGGCTCTCTGATATAAGAAATCAAGTTTGTCTCTAATTTCAGCTCTTTTTTCACCAAAGTTAACATCTTGGGCTAAATCATCCTGTCTAATATATTCTATATCATTTGTTACTCCCGCTACTGATGTTGGGACTTTAACAGTCTGATTTTTGTCAACCTTAATTCCTTTTTCTAAAATACGAAATATTTGATAAGGCCCATATCCCATTCTCATAAGCTCTCTAACTTTGCCTCTACGCAAAGCTATTTTATTGAAATTGTCGGGATCAACATTTTGAGCTTCAACTATTATTTCATTAGCGGGCTTTAATGGTTTACTTGGTTTTGCCATAATATTTTTCTTTTTATATGTTTTGCTATATTATACATAAACTTAGGCATTACAGAATTTCCTATTATTGCCCATTGTTTTGTTATGTTTCCAGAAAGAACAAAGTCATTTGGAAAACTTGATATTCTTTTTATTTCTTCTATACTCAATGTTCGCTGTTCCTTCCAATGTACAAATGCCCCCCATTGCCTGTTGCCTATTCTCAACGATTTTTGAATTGTCGGACACGGTTTATACGGATTCGGTTTGCAAAAAGAATATCCACTTTTTTTACCAGCAGATCTCGCAAAACTAGAACCGATTTTTGTTGCGTACCACATTTTATATGTGTACCATTCTGGTTTTAACCATATGCACGTTTTTGTTGTTATCCCGTTAATAACAGAAAGAATAGACGATATCCGAGAAGACGGTTTAGGAAAACTTGATTCAATTTTAATGTCTTTTCTGACTCCTATCCATATTAATCTTTCTCTAGATTGGGCAACTCCATAATGTTTACTATTCATCAATTTGCATCTGACACTATAATTTGTCGCCTTAGCCGCTAACATGATTTCTTTGAATTTCCCTTTCATTGAACCGATAACTAAACCTTTTACATTTTCCATTACAAAAACTTTCGGTTGCAATTCATTGACAAGTCTTAGAAATTCGGCATATAATTCGTTTCTTTTATCGACTAATATTCTTTTGCCAGCCGTAGAAAAACCTTGACATGGTGGCGAACCGTCTAGCAAGTCCAATTCACCCTTTTTTAAACCACTAAACTTCAATATTTCTCCACTAGTAACCTTTCTTATGTCTCTTTTCCATATTGGCGTATCAAAATTTGCTTCAAATGTTTTCACGGCGTTATCATCGAAATCTATAGCAAGTAATTCTTTGAACCCTGCTTGATGATAACCAAGGGACGATCCTCCACCGCCCGCAAATAAAGAAATCACGGTAGGCTTTTTTTTGAAAGTTTTCATTATGTTGTATTTACCAAGCGTACCCACATTTTGGACATCTGTTTGTTAATTTTATATTCTCATCCATTTCTGGTTCACTTATATCGTCAACAGACATAACCGTATCTAATATTGAATTTATTTCTTCATGAGAAAACCCTAAAATGTCTTCTTCTGATATTTGATTTACTTTAACAAGATCATGCAATACTTCTGCCAATTCAGGAATATCAAATTGTCCCGATATTTTATTTAATGCCAAATTAAGAATTTTTTCTTTTTGTGGTGTGAGATTAACAAAAATAACAGGGACTTCTTTGTGACCTAATTTTTTCGCAGCCTCGTATCTTTGATGTCCTCCAACGATTGTCCATTTGTGCCCCTTAAAGGCGGTGTGTTCTCTGGTATTAACAACGATTGGTTCAACAAACCCGAATTCTTTAATAGAAGTAACCAAGTCCTGAAATTCTTTATCGTAAATTGTCCGTGGATTATACTTAGCCTTATATATTTTTTTGACTGATATATTTTTTACTTTCATTATCTTTTTTCTAAAAGTTTTTCGGTCAGACCCTGACTTTTTAATAAACGAGAGTTAGCTTTTTGTGTTGCTTCAATTACTTCAGTATCAATTTTATTCTCTTTACACCAACTAATCAAACTATTAATATCTTTTGGAAAACAAGTACCACCATAACCCCTTTTTCCTTTATGGAATATTTCCCAATACATTCTACCCATTGGTGAACCAACCCACTTAGATGCAGTTGAAGCGCCCTTAACAACGTCGAAATCGGCATTAAGTTTTTGACAAATATCATAGAAAAAGTTAGAGAACGTAACCATTAATGCTCCGTGAAAATTATTGACATATTTAGCAATTTCGGCCTCGCTTGTCGTGCATATTACACCATAAGGACTTTGTGGGAGTAAATGTAGGACTTCTTGGGCATACGGATAACTTTTTTTTGTAAATCCAATTATTTGCCTATCGGGGTTAATAAAATCTGATTTTGCTGTTTTTTCACTTAAAAATTCAGGATTAAATAATATAAACAGTTTGGGGTATTTCTTTTGCAGTCTTTCAGTTGTTCCTGGAACAATCGTTGATTTGATAATTACTTTTTTGTTTCCAGTAATTTTGTCTAAAACATCTTCAACTATATTTGTTTTATATTCATTAGTTTTCCAATCGAAAGGTGTCGGTACTGTGATAAAAATATAATCAGCCTTTCGGTTAATCTCTTCCCAATTATATGATTGTCTATCTAAAGATAATCCCATTACTTTATATTTAGGATGAATACTTTTTTTAAACCATTGATAAACTTGTGTACCAACCTTTCCAGTATGTCCGATTATAGCTATGGTAGTCGTATTATTCAAAAAGAGTTTCTCCTTTATTTTCTCTAACAAAATCTAATAGTTTGGCTAAAAGGTTTAAATCTATTACGGCTAATTTGGTGACTTTATTGTGTTGTCTCAGAACTAAAATTGTTTCATCACCAGGTTTTTCACAATATCTTTTTTTGACTTCTTCATAGAGAGAAAAGGCTCTAAACCGTTTATATCTTTTGGTATCAATTTTGAAAGACGGAAAATCATCCAATGCAACATCTGGGCTTTTTTGACTATAAGACGCTCGAATAATTCTTCTCCCTTTAAGTATTTTTGCTGTTGTTTTTTCGAGTGACTTCCAAGCAGTAGACATAATTAAGATAACAAATAATAATTATATGATTTATCTATTTTATTTCTTCCAATAATATCTTTTTTCATAAGATGTTGAACTTGCCATCCAAAATTTCCCGATGTAAGATTTAATTTTTTTATTAACTGTTTACTATTAACAATTCCTTTTTTGATACATTGGGTAATTTGTTTTTCTAAAACGCCATTTATGCGCTTGGGGTGCATTGTTTTATATTTTATAACCGCTTTCTTTAAACGATTTGCTTTTTTTGTATATAACAAATTTATTTTAGATGCTAATAGACAAATATCATCCTTTCCTCTAATTATCACGGTGTCTATCATAAATGTCCCGAGTTTATTGGTATATTTATAGTTTTCTGTAAATTTGTATCTAATTCCAAGTCTTTTAAATAAAGGAAGAACTTGATGTAGATTGCCATTAGATTTTTGGTAAATAGATACCCTAAATCCACTTAATTTTCCGTCTTTCATCTTTACAATAGAGCCATCAGTATCTATTAATCCCGACAAGTACGCAGCAGGATATTTTAAGATAGGCAATATCCATAATCCTTTACGTTTATATTTTTTGAAAGTTTCGACAAATGTTTTACTGTTGACAAATAAATAATAAGCACTTTTGCGGCTGTAAATTTTTACTCTAAGTCCAAAGTTTTTTTCTATTATATTTTTGATGTTATATAAAAAGCTTTTCGCATTGTACCCGATTGCGATAGACATCGAATTTTTGTACAGATATCCATCTCCATGCAATACTCCAAGTAGATATTCCCATTCTTTTCTAGGAATTTGTGTAGGATTATTTCTTTCCCAAGATTTAACTGTTTTTTTTGTTTCTAAATCTTTCCACGCTTTATTCATACTTTTACTTAAATAACTAAATACAGTATACCAAATGTCCGAAAGGTTGGAATCGAACCAACAAAAAATAGTTTTACAGACTACCGCCAGACCATCCAGCCTCTTTCGGTTTTATTTTTAAGTTACTCCCCCATATTGTAGTTGATGTTTTTATTCTATGACAATTAGAACATCTGACCTTACATTTTTTTATTTCTTGTTTAAGTTTCCGTACCGAATATCCAGCTTTAACCATATTTGCTATGCAGTCGATCTTGTTTCCTTTAACATGGTCAAAATCCAATACCCTAATGTCGTTATTTCCGCAATCTACGCATGGGTGTTTTTTTAAGTAATTGAAAACATAAAGGGACGCTCTTTTTTTAGAACGCCAATGACCCTCAATTATTTGTTTTTTTCTTTTACCGTCTGGGGAGTAATAATACTCATTGTCTTTTAATCGAGTACATTCTTTACATGCACTTCTTCGTATCCCTTTATTTTTGACCTTCCAATTAAAATCGCTTTTCTTTTTAGATACACCACAAATCGTGCATGTTTTCATAACTAATTATAATATTAAAGAGCTGTAATAGCAAAAGGGTTTACAGTCCGTTGCCTATCCACTTGGCTTCCTTCGGTTGGTAGATTAGCATGGATTCGAACCACGATTATTCGGTTCAGAGCCGAACGTCCTACCGTTAGACGACAAATCTATGGCTCCAAGACTTGGATTCGAACCAAGATCAGGTGGTTAACAGCCACCCGTTCTACCGTTGAACTATCTTGAAATGGCGGACAATAAGGGAATCGAACCCTTGATCTTCCCTCGACAGGGGAAAGTTTTACCACTAAACTAATTATCCTAAGTCAGAGTGAGAGGATTCGAACCTCCAACCTGATGCTCCCAAAGCACCCGCTCTAGCCAGTTGAGCCACACCCTGTTTGTCCAAAGGATAGGAATCGAACCTATATCTCTAGTTTTTCAGACTAGCGTCGTTACCATGTTGACTACCTTTAGTTTTGGGTGTCATAAGGGAATCGAACCCTTTTACTTGGTTTCACAAACCAATACCTTAACCGTTAGGTTAATGACACAGTTCCGCTTCATGGAATCGAACCACGATTTGAAGATTCAAAGTCTTCCGTCCTACCATTAGACGATAGCGAATTGTTGCATAAAAAAACCCCTCTTTCGAGGGGGTATATTGCTTATACGTCAATATCTCCCTCAATAGGTATGATCAAAATTGGGTTGATATTGATTAAATAAACTCATGGCCGATTATAACATATTTTCTAAAGTATCATCATGCCTTAGCAACCATGCTTTTCAGTTTAGGTTGCTTCAGTATTCTCCATCTTTTCAAGCGCAAAGGCTTATCGGACGCTCTTTCGAGGTAGGAGCCGATTTGAGCGACTAATCGGAATCGAACCGATGACATCTCCTTGG